CGTCGATGTAACTGGAGCCGCCTTTGACCAGATCCTAGCCGCAGGCGACGAGAAGGTTGTGGTGGGTCGAATCAACCTCGACGGCACCAATCGCTACATTCGTGCGGTCGGCGTGAGTGTTGGTGCAGCTAACCTGTACGGAGTCAGCATCCTGCTTACCCCGATGTACACAGGCGACGGTAGCACCTTCGACTTCGAGGTCTGACATCAAGAGGGGCAGTGAATCAACCAGACTCTCTGCCCCTAATCAGTTCTCCTTCATCGACCTGATAAGCATCCATGACCTACATCGACCCCGCCTCATCTATCCGCGTTGAGCAGATGTTCGCAATGACCAACGCCCCCCAGGGGACGTATGCACCGAGCTATTCAGCTCCTACGTTCACGAGGTCATTCGATGCAAGGTCTTACATGAGGGCGATGATAGTTGTGCCCGTCGAAGTCGTTGGTGCTGGGATCACGCTAGACCTCAAGCTCCAAAAAGCCTCAAGCCCAGACTTCGCAACCTTTACAGATATCGCAGGGGCTGCCTTTACTCAGATCGCTCCTGCCAACGACAACCAAACCTATACGGCAACCATTGACCTCTCCAAGCATCAGAACGCCATTGGCATTCATGCGACGGTTACAGGGGCAACCAATAGAGCGCGTTGGGGTGTCTACGCTATTCTGTTCCCTTACGATACGTCGAACTCTGGATTCGGCACCAACATCACGAACGAGTTTGATATCTAAGCCATGAAGTACAGAGTCAGAAAGGGGCGTTCGATTGCATACCCGGATGGAGCATTGCGAGGAGAGCGTGGCTACATCGTCGATGGCTCTGCGTACTATGAGAGAAGCACCCTTGAGAATCATGCTGATGATCTTGAGCCCGTAGAAAGACAGACCCCGGTTTCCTCTGTGGATATAACCAGACTCGCATCAGCTCCAGTAGAAGCCAAGCCCAAGGCGGCGAAGAAGAAGGCGAGCAAGAAGAAGGCCGCCAAGAAGAAGGTCGAAGCAGACGGGGGTGACGAGTGATCTACAAGGTCCACGAAGGTTGCACGGTATGCTGGCCTGACGGCTCTGTGCGAGCTGCTGCTGGCGAGGTGTTCGATGGCTTCGATGATCGCGGCAGCCGCAGGAGCCGGGACTTCGCCAGCGCGATCCTGGCAACGCACCGAGATCATATCTACCCGTGCAGCGATGCGATCACGGCGACCGCCGTCCCTCCTATGTTCGAGCAGGAGTTCGTTGCCATGGGCGGGTCAATGGCTGCCGTTGCAAGCGAGGCCCCTGCTCAGAAAAAGGCGACGAAGAAGGCGACCAAGAAGACCACGAAGAAGGCAGCCAAAGAGGTCGGCTCTGACGGGGAGAGCTAGGGAGTGGATGCCACGACAATTGCGAGAGTCAAGGCGCTGCTAGACATCTCCTCCACCAACTATGACACAGAGCTGACCACTATGGTCTCCGCTGTCTCGAAGCGCATAGAGACGTTCATAGACAGACCTCTGGAGTTGGCTGCTCGCACTGAGACCTACTCTATTCGCCCGAGGCAGAACAAGCTCTTCCTGCGAGCCTACCCTGTCACAACAATCACGACCGTCAAGATTGCTACAGACTGGGACTATGCAGCGGCCACGGCGGTGACTGCCAGCGACTATCATGTCGTCGCTGATTCAGGCACGCTGCACTTTCAGTTCTACCCGATCAGCAATTATCTGGGAGACAACTATGCCTATGCCCCGGATGCTGTGCAGGTAGTCTATACGGGTGGCTTTGATACGAGCACTGTCAACCTCATCACAAACTACCCCGATATCGCGATGGCTGCTGACCTCCAGACGGTAGCCATGTGGAGGCGCAGGGATACCCCGCAGGGGAACAACATCAGCATAGGCAACAGCAGCATTGCGTATGAGACGCCGCTCAACTTGGTGCCTGATGTGATCGAGGCCCTGACTCCATACCGGCGACTGAGGTTTGCCGCCAATGGCTAAGAAGAAGGTCAGAGTCATGCGGGGCGATGGATGGTCGATGACCATCAAGGAGTCCGGCATCTTCGTCGATATGCGTAAGGCGGTGCCAGAGGTGAACCGCCAGCTTGGGTTTGCCATGCGTGACATCGCGCACGATATACCGAGCTTCATTCAGAAGAGGATGAGGGATTACGCTCCCTCTGGAAACAAAAGGCGCAAGCGCATCTTCGTTCGGTCAGGCAAGCTATACCAGAGCATCAGAGGCCACCATCGTGGAAGCTCGATTGACGATCTTCAGGCGATCATCACGGCTGGAGGCGCGGACATTCCTTATGCCCGTGTTCAGGAGTATGGCACCGTGGGCGCGGGTGGAACTCTGCCGGACATTCGTCCGAAGAAGAAGTATTTGAGAATGCCCATGAGCAGCATCCTGACACCAAGGGGCGCAGTGAAGGGCGACTATGAACTGGTCGAGCGTGCCAACAGCTGGCAAACAGCGGGAGGCAAGGAGACCTGGATCTCAGGTCGAGCTATTATGATCGAAGAGGGCGGCAAGCCACGACCGATCTGGGCGCTGATGACTGAATCGAAGATCCCGCCGAGGCTTGGTATGGGCCTGACGATTGAGCAGAAAGGGAAGTGGATACGGCTCCAATTCACCAAGGCTGCTGATAGGGTGCTGGAGGGGGAGAAGTGAGCCACGCATCTGTAGATACCTGGGACATCACGGCTGCTTTCCCTGTCGGCTGTTTGATTGACCGTCGAGGATTGCTGGCTCCTCTTGATGGGCCACTCATTCAGCGTAGGCAGACGCTATCTTCCATTGGCCCGAACGGGAAGAACGCACTGAGACAGTGGTCGCTAACACTTAGCAATCTGAGCCCTTCTGAGTACGCGCAGCTCATCGCCCTGATAGATAGCAGCGCCAATGGCTGCGAACCCATAGACCTTACGGTGCGCGGCCTATCCTTGACTGGCGCGGCGAGCGAGACCGTGCAGGTTCGTATCCTCAATGATTCGATCAGCATCAAGGCTGACTCGCCTGTTCGCTATGCGGTGAGCATTGACCTAGAGGAGTTCCCTCATGCCCCCTAGCGGCAGCCCGGTCAAGGAAGCGATCATAGATAACCTTCAGACAACTCTGGAGGCGATCCTCGGCGGGGCGGCTTATTACACAACGGTCGCTCTGGTCTCGCGCATCAACACGGTGCCGATTGAGGTGAAGGACTACCCTGCGATCATTATCACCCCACTTGGGACAGACTACGATCAGCCGGGGGACGCTACTACGCTGGCGCTGCATGGGAGCTTCAAGGCACGCCTGACTCTGATCGTCCGAACAAGGGATAACGCCAGCGAGGCCCTAGAGAATTTTATCCGAGATGTTCATAAGGCCATACTGGTAGATATCACTCGTGGCGGCATTGCCATCAATTCTCGTATGCTATCAGACGAGGTGTATTACCCAACCCAGATCGAAGAACCTGTGGCCGTAGCGGACTGCGTGGTGCTTGTTAGCTACCGCACCCTGCGAACTGATTTGAACCAAGCAACCTAGAGGATCCAAGCATGGTATTCCGCACATTCGACAAGCTCCTGTTCGCCAAGTCTGAGTCTACTCCGGGCACAGCCGCTACCATCACCACGGCCAATGACTTCTTCGAGGTCATTGAGCCGAGTTTCAGCATCACCCCGCTGATGTTCGAGCGGTTCACGAAGAGCCAAACGCTGACACCGCAGACTCAGACAGTCCCCGGCGCAAGCAAGGCGGCTCCTGTAGCGACCTGCGAGATCACCTTCGGCGTGGAGTTGGCAGGACCGGGCACGGCAGTCGCAACCGGCACCGTTCCGAAGGTCGATACATTGCTCAAGGCGTGCGGCATGGTAGCGTCCAACGTCTTCAAGTATGCCGTGAGCGCGACCTCTTACTCAGGAGGCCCCTTCTTCCATCAGGAAAGCGTAGACAACGCAGATCCGTGGGCTGCCGGCGATAATACGAGCTGGAGCTGCAACACTTATGGCGATGCGGAATTCTGGGCGCGTGCTGCTGGCAGTTCGGCCACGGTCCTGACTGGGGAACACAGCGAAGCAGATTTGACTCTATCCGCTTCGGCTGCTACTCAATTTGGAGTTGGCTATTACCCCTCGACATCTAAAACGTCACCGACAGCAGCGAATACGGCAGTGACCCTTCGCCTCTATGTCGGTGGAGGAGCATACGTTGAGGCAAAGGGATGCAAGGGGACGTTTGATATTGCCTTCACTCATGGTGACCGTGCCGTCATCAACTTCACCTTCACAGGTGTCCTGGCGTCATACACCGAATCCGGCAGCACTCCCGTTGACCATTCCTATACTGCAGAACTGCCCCCGGCGTTTCTCAATGCCAGCCTGAAGGTAGGCGATGATACTGCGATGGTGGCTTACTACGCGGGAGCCCTATTCAATAGCATTGGGCTGAGTTCAGGGAACGAGGTCACAGTCCGAGAGGACACGAATGATGCTACGGGCTATCAGGCAGCCGTCATTACTGGCCGCACGCCAACGATGAGCTTCAACCCCGATGCTGTGATAGGTTCGACCGATCACGACTTCTGGGGTAACTTCCTCTCGGGCACCCCGATGAGAATGCGCTGGTCTGTCGGATCAACCGCAGGCAACCGGGTTGACTTCCGAGTCACCTCGGGGCAATTCACGGGGATTGCCGATGGAGAGCGCGACACTGTTAGCGTCCTCGATTCGACCACGACCCTGACGGGCGGCACCTTTGGCTCGTCGATCATTCCAGCTCAGGGCACCCCGTCAGGAAGCACCTTTGGCTCTGATAACGAGTGGTTCATGGTCTTCCGTTGAGCCACATCTAAAGGCTCGGCCCTCGGTCGAGCTGCACATAAACCCGGAGTAACACCATGCCCATCGCTTTAGATCCGAAGTCTACTTTCCCATACGTCTTGCAGTGTGACCGCGACCTGCCAGAAGACGAGCAGACAGTATTTGAGCTGCGGGGCCTAACCGTAGCAGAGGAGGCGGCAGTCTCAGACTCGATGATCCTTGCCCACGGCGGGACGGATGAACTCAGCTTCAGGGCCGGGACGCACCAGCTAACAATCCTGCGCCACGGTCTTCGAGGCTGGCAGAGATTCAATGGAGCGAACGGGGAGCCTGTAGAGTTTGAGTTGACCAAGGGCCACCCTCGTAACGTCACCGATGGCTGCCTTGATCGCTTGGACCCCAAGCACCGTCAAGAGCTGTCGAATGCAATCATGGAGCGCGGCAACATCACAGCCGAAGAGGGAAACTGATACGGGCAGCGGTTGCAAGGATCTGGGGGCCGGAAGCGCACAGCTATGTGGGCAAGCGGTTTCCTGATTGCTCGCAATGTCGGCTGCCCCAGCGCGAGAATGAGCGCAAGCTCTGGGGCTGTGACAAGCCATCAGATCGCCCGGTGTTTGAGATCGGATGTGGCACCTGTCACCGCAAGGACCAGTCATGTACTCGTTGCGGAGGCCGTGGCGTGATCGAGCTATACAGGTGCCCATCTCAGACACTTGGGGAAGCCCCACCACAGACGCGGCTAGCAGTAGACCTCCTGATGCGGTGCTACTTGCAATTTGACGGTCGCCATGTCCTACCTGTAGACGGCGGCCTGATAAACCAGACTCGATCATTCGTGTCTGGTTGTGAGATCATAGATGGTGAGAGGGGCCGATATGAGGAGATGAAAGAAACCAAGCGCGAGCACGACAAGCTGACAGCCCAACGAAAGGGCAAGGTAGGGCGGCATGGCCGATAAGAACGAAGTCAGCTATACCATTCGGCTGCGAGACAAGATGACGGGGACGCTCAAGCGAATGGGCGTATCGGTTACTGCATTGCGTAACAAGCTCTCGAAGGGGCTTGCTGGTGGTCTCAAAGTAGCCAAGGCGGCAATGAAAGCCTTCGCCGTAGCTGCCCTGGCCGCTGCTGCCGCAGCAGGGGCAGTGGCCGTCGCTGCGATCCGTATGGGAAAGGGCTTCGTTGATGCAGCAAGCATGGCCGAGGAGACTCGCTCCAAATTCAGCGCGGTGTTCAAGGAGATTGCTGGCGAAGCTGAAGATATGGCCGAAGCGATATCGGAAGGGCTTGGCCGCAATCAGACCGAGGTGATGGGTTTCATGGCCCGATTGCAGGATACATTCGTTCCGATGGGCATTGCCCGAGATCAGGCGATGGACATGAGCGGGGCACTGGTGTCGCTGTCCTACGATCTGGCCTCATTCAACCCTGAGATGGGCAGCGCGGCAGAGGTGATGGATTCGCTGACCTCTGCGATGATTGGCAGCCATGAGACTGTCAAGAAGTTCGGCGTGATCATCAATGACGCATCGCTCAAGCAAAAGCTGCTGGCGATGGGCGCGGAAAAGGTGAATGGAGTTTTTACCGAGCAGGACAAGGCGATGGCCCGCCTTCAGATAATCATTGAGGCTACGAGCGATGCCCATGGCGACCTCATCAGGACTCAGGATAGTTGGTTCAACTCGACCGAGGCACTGACATCTAAGATCACCGGGCTCAAAGAGGTGATGGGTGCAGAGCTAATCATAGAGCTTCAGAACGCAATAGCGCAGATGGGCGGCGTGGATGCCATCGTGGATATAGTGCGGACAGCCTTCGAGTTCTTCACGAACGTGCTGACCCAGATTGTGATCCCAACGGTCGCCAACCTGATGACGAACTTCGCCAAGTTTGTCAAAGCCATGGGCGGCGTAGATGCCGCAGTCATGACGGTCTCCGAGGTCGTTGCTCTTATGGGCAAGGTGTTCGGCGTGATGTGGGATAGCGTCAAGCTCGTTCTGTATTACTTCCAGCAGGGGCTCGATACCCTCAAGTTCGTCGTGCTGGCTGTTTGGGATGTCTTCAAATTGCTGGGCGGCTTCCTCGGGCTTGGCTTCGTCACCATTCTGAGGCTCGCTGCCGAGGGCGTGGCCTTGCTGTTCACTGGCATGGACAAGCTGGTCATCTGGATCAAGGACACGGCCATCGGCGTATTTCAGGCGCTGCTCAACACGTTGGCTGATCTGGTTGAGGGGATCGGGGACACGCTCTCATGGTTGGGTAAGTTCGACCTGGTTCCTGATGTGATCGCAGGAGCCGGGGAAGCGGCCAATGCAGCAGCGGCTGGACTGCGTAATTTCTCGGCATCGCAGGACCAGCTCAAGGGCGGCGAGAGTGTCTACAAGGAAATGGCAGACGGCATCGCAGCATTCGGAGACAGCCTCGCGCCAGCACAGGCGCAGCTCGTGGAATTCATCGACCAGACCTGGGCTGATCTGGGAGATGTCTCGTCTGACTTTGTGGATGCAATCATGGAGGATGTTCCAGCCATTGATGCGTTGCTGGCTAGTATCCGAGAGGGCACGAATGGCATCGGCACTGACTATGAGGCGCTGGCCGAGAAGGTCGGGCAAGCCCTTGAGGGACTCAGTCAGGTCGAGGTCAGCACCCCGGAGCAGCGCGATCAAGTCAAGGCGCTGGAGGAGCACCTCAAGCGGCTGGTTCCTCCTACGGAAGCAGCGAAGAACGCATTGGAAGGAGCGGCTGCTGGCGGCTTTACCATGAGCGATGCTATTGATTCCATGAAGGGCGGAGCACAATCGTTCACCGACCGCGTTGGCACGATGGGCGACACACTTGCCGACCTGACAGAAGGGGCGCTCAACTCCTTCTCAGCCGGATTATCGAACGCTCTGATGTCGGTCGTGGATGGCTCGAAGTCGGCTGGCGAGGCGTTCAAGGAGTTCGCTGCCAACTTCCTCATGGACATCACGAACATGATAATTCAAGCGCTGGTCTACCGCGCCGTGGCCGGTGCGCTGGGACTAACGCCAGCGGCCAACGGTGCAGTCTTCCAGGGTGGGCTAGGCGACCTCCAAGCCTTTGCAAATGGAGGGACCGTTGACGGTGGCCTCGGTCGCTTCATGCCTGTGAAGGGCTACGCCACCGGGGGGCCAATCGTGAACAAGCCTCACGTTGCATTGATTGGCGAGGGCAAGCACAACGAGGCCGTGGTGCCTCTTCCTGATGGCCGCTCCATCCCGGTCGATATGCAGGGCGATTCGGGCACGCAGGTCAACATCAACATTGAAGCCGTCGATGCTGCGAGCGTTGACCAGTTGCTCTTCCAGCGCAAGGATACCCTGCGCTCGATAATCTCCAGCGCCATTGCGGAAAGCCGTTCCTTCAGGGGAGCCATTGCGAGGGCCTGATGAGTCTTGCAGACCAGACCCTTCCGATCTCGGAGTCATTCGAGAAACCGGACTGGACCACGGCCACGGTCGGGTCTGCGTTGGACAACTGCCAGCCGTTTTACTTCTGGCACTCTGCCTGGAATCTGACTGATAGCCTACAGGCAGCGGCATCGGATTACGCGGCCTGCCCGTTTGCTCCGAACGGTGCGCTAGAGTGCGGTGACAATGGAGAGCTCTTCCGCCCTAACCCGTTCGGCAGCGCGGGGGAGATGCCTGCCCACATGACCGACAGGCATGGCGGCTCTCAGTTGCTCTCGCGAGGTATCGTTTGCAGAGAGGAGGATGCCTTCAACCGCGACGAGCTAACGGTAGAAGCGCAGTTTGGAATGTTCCAGATCGGCTCCTCGCAGCTTGGCAGCGGGACGCAAGGGACGAATGGAACCTCTCCGCAGCGCAATGCCAGAGCATTCCCGAGGACAGACACAAGCGGGAGCACCAGCGCCAACAACGTGACCCTGGGCTATTCGGGTTCTGGCAACTCATTCGGGGGGCAATCGCCCATAGATGTCGTGAACACCCCCGGCAATGGAGATGGCTGGAAGGGGTGCGCTGTTGCGGCTCGGGTTGGCGGTGGCCGTCCTCACCTCGTAGCTAACTCTGGTTTGACCTCTTCTTCTTCGTCTTGGACCTTTCGCCGCGTTGATGGATACGTCATGGCGGCATATCCAATCGTCAACGGGGCAGCTCTCGACCTGCGCCTTGAGCTGTGGCGATTCACCACGAACACCTCGAACGAGGTGGTGCCTGTCCTGCTCGCAAAGCAGACCGTTCCCAATGGCTCCACCAAGCTGCGCCGAGATCAGCCCTACCACTTGAGGATAGGCGTGGTCAATGCAGGCGGCAACGCTACGCTGACCGGGCATATCGGCAACTACAAGCAGGATGGGGTTACTGCCGAGATGCAGTGCTTCAAGGATAGCGTCTTCACGACCAGCACGATTACGGCTGGCCCTAGCGGTGACGCTGCGATCAACACGACCACGGGAGTCGTGACGGACTCAGGCACCAACAAGATCACAGCCTATGCAGACAAGACCATCGGTCTATTTTGCGGTCGAGATCGAGAGGTAGACACGGCAGACACATCTGTAGGCGGCGGCACTCGTCAGATCGTCGAAGGCTTGTATCGTCTGACCGCTCGCACCGCTGCCTCGGCTATCCTCTACAACGATTTATTCGAGAGGGCGCAGGATTACTACTTGCAGGGTGGCGGCGTCAGCGTGGATGAGATCGTCCCCGGCTTGTTCAGCGAAGGCCCAACGCTCATGGGGCTATTCCAGCTCGACTTCGGTGCTCGAAACAACTGGGGATCAGGAAGCACGAAGCTGCGGAGGTCTTTGCTGTGGACTGATAGCACCACGGGGATCACCAGCCCGAACGACTATGTGACCTTCCTCTATGACCCCGATGCCTCGACAACGCAGACTCAGGATGTGCCACGGATAAGCTGGCATCGTCGCCCGAGTACCCAGATCTATAACCATCACCGCATCGTGTCCTTTGTTGGGGCGGCTGATCCCGGCACCACCGTTGCAGCGAACACCTTTCGCATTGGGGTGATCTCTCGCGGCAGAGCTACTCAGGCCACCCAGGATGTCATGGTCTTTTACGCTCAATACACGACAACGGGCAGCGGGGCGCAGAACTCACTCACGTTCTACATCTCTCGGTGGCATGGCTCGTATAGTGACAGCATCTCGTCGAGCACCGAGGACGTTGTTGCTTCGATCATCATCCAGGCCCCAGGCGCATCCATCCCGACAGGGTACGACATCGAGGGAGGAGTCAAGCGCACGATGGGCTTCAAGGTGCAGCGGTACGATGATGGAACGAGCCCCACATCATCAGCGCAATACACGGCCTACTGGGGCGGGGCAACGGTCACGTTTGATACCTTCTACCAGTCGGCAACTCAGGACGGCACAACGAAGGTCATCACGCATCCCGCGCCGTCACCGAATACTACATCAGGGCGCTCCGAGGGATTCGTCTTTACGTCTCTTCAGCCCAAGGATGTCGGAGGCGTTGCCAGTTACACAGACCCGCGCTTTGAGGACTGGGCAGAGGGCGCGATGGACGATGACCCCACGACCGGAGGCGGCTCAACTATCGTGGTGGCTGGCGAGGGCACGCCCACGGTGAACCTATCGACGGTGGTCTATGTAGATTGGACCATCTCGGTTGATGTCATGCGGCCCAAGTACACGGCAACCTTTGAATCAGGCCACCGCTACGCATCGCCGCAGTTCAATCAGTCTCGTCGAGTGATTACCGCTCGAGCTGACAACGTACCGAAGGCTACCTATGACGCACTGGTCACCTTCTA